TTGTCATACTTAAACAATGATTTCTTCATAATTATTCATTTAAATTGTTAATTCATTAAAACCCAGTCGCTTGCGGTGTAACCGAATGCCTTATACACTTTCTTGTTGGTGTCATCGTTGTACCACTCTCCGTAGAATAGCGGTAACACGCTGTTGGTGATTGGTGAGCCTGAGCCGTGACGTTCAATCAACGAGAGCAGGTTCGCCATTTCACGAGGTCTGTCTTTGGCACAAGCCACGAGAAGGTTCATGAGGTTGTTTCTCAGCATGTAGTCCATGCCTTTCTGACGTGCGTTGAGGGTGCACAGTGCGTGAGCTACAATCTCCTCGATGAGTCCCTGGCGTGCCAGTCCGTCGAAGAGCTGTCCCTTGCCTGTCTGGTGGAACGCCTCTGTGACGTATGCTTCTACGGTCACAAGCTCTCCGCTAAGCGTGAAGTACGACAAACCGAAGTTGTCAACGGTGTTAGCCTTGATTGTCGATGCGTTGGAAATAGTGACTGGTGTCACTGTGTTCAACTCATAGTAGAACAGCTTGCCGTTGAGCGCTGTCACGAGGTCTGAAGCTGTGGTGATGGTTGTCGAGGTGATAACAAGTTTACCGTTTTCGTGATCGACTACCAATCCGTCGTAGTTACTCACCCACAATCCACCAGGCTTCATTTTGGTGGCTGCTGCTGTCGGTAACGTGTACTTGTAGATGTAGGTTGTGTTCTCGTCAACCGTCTCCGTTGTGGCATCCCATGATGATGATGATATGTTACCAAGGTTGATGAGTTCGATACGCGGATACATCTTACCTGTCTTGTAGTTATTCTCGTCATAGACGGAATACTCAGGACCTTGCAACATTGCCATACCCCAGCTGTGAGGCATTGTAAGACTCTTCTCAACATTTCCGAACTCTCCTGCCTCATCGTCTTTCTCGTTGTTCCAAACGATATGCACAGCTGGCACTTCGTCGCCGTCCATGATGACTGTCATCCAGCCGTCAGACGATGGCGTGTAGTAGGTGTTGTCGTGGCTCTGGTATGAACCGCACGCAGAGCCGTAGCTGTCGGCTGTAGGTTTGGTGGTCTTGAAATAGACACCATTGACGGTGCCTGTGGTCAAGATGATGTAGCCGTTGTTTTTGTTCGAGGTGCCGTATTCTCCCTGCTCGCCCTTGACTACTGGGAAGATATAGGCTTTATTGTCTCCTATGGTGATGTACTGCGTCGAGTCAACGAGATTCATCTTTGTACTGATGAATTTGTCAGCCTTGAACGGCTGAAGGTTCTCGTCAAGACTTCCTTTGATGATAAGGAACTCAGCCTCTCCAGTCATGATGTCTGCGTCACCTCCTGTTGTCTGTATAGCGAACTTGGATATGGCTTCTACAAGCTCGTCAACATCTGGTGTGATATCGCCCACTGTCATAAGCGGGTACTCTCCTGACGGTGACACAATGCCGTCATACAAATCGACAACAGTCACTTCGTCTCCGCTGGTGATGGTGATACGCTTTCCGCCTGTGATGCTGCTCACAACAAATGTCGGCGGGTCGCCTTTGTCACCCTTGCTCGCCATAAGCTGCCAGTGGTCTGTGTCTGTTGCAGGATTGGTACCAGGAGTTGTTACGTCGTAAACCGCCATATACGAACTGCCTTGGTAGGTCACGAAGTCTTTTGCCGTGTATTGTTTGGTGGCATCCCATTCACCGCATGGGTCTATGATTTTCGCTCTAATTCCTGAAAAATCCATATTTCAAAATTTAATTGTTTGACCATTCAATTGCTATATCCTCGATAACCTCATCCGCTTCGATGCGCATGAGGGACTGAGGCGACATGTTTACCATCGGCTCATTTGTCTCTACGTTCACATACAAGCTCTGGTAATAGAGTGTTTCTTTCTTGTTGGCGGTCGAGATATAAAACCTGACCTGCGAGGGGTTCTTTGTCTTGATGTACAAAGTCGCTGTCTGGTTTCTCACCATGAACTGGTAAGTAGATTTCCCGCCTTCCTGTAATTCTAAAGGTTGATTCATTCTCCGATAATTTTAACTGATGTCCTATTGGTTTCTTTGAACTTATTCGCTGAAACATAGAGCCTTAACGTCTCGTGGTTTCTGCAATAATCAAGGACTTCGTTGATGTAACGGTCTGCTATTGCAGCCGTCTCTCGTGAAGTCTGCTGTCTCTCTTCGGTGTCTGATTGGTGTGAGTAATCAGAATCTCTGTTGACGACGCCAGCCCTCGTGAGTTCGACGTTACCACCAACAATAAGTCTCGAGTAAGCGTAGTATGCCAAAGCTTTTTTAAGCCCGGAATGATATCTCGTGTCGTCTCCTGCAATGTACGAACAACCGTTCAATAGGTCACCGAGTATTCCACGGTTCTCTATGATATAGCTGTACAGTTTATTGCCTAGGTTCTTACGGATGTCATTCTGCTCCGCCTCGTCGATAAAGCGTTTGGCCTTATCGTCGTCAGCGAAGCACATTCTCGACAACTGTGACAGTTCTGTTGGAGTGATGAGGCTGACGTTTGGCCAGTCGATGTAAATCTCTTCAATCTCGTTGGTTGACTCAATCCTCATTAAGCTTTCCTCCGGCAAATTCACCATCGGTTCTACTGTCTCTGCATTGATGTACAGACTCTCATAGTACAACTTCTCTTCGCCACCGTAGGTTGCAAAATAAAACTTCACCTGTGATGGTCTTTCTGTCCTGATATGCAGTGTTCCAGTCTGACTTTGCACGGTGAACTGATACGTTGACTTTCTTCCTGGTTGCAACTCTAATTCCTGTTTCATGGCTCAATCGGGTTTGGTGTTACTGACTTGATATACGGCTCAATCTTCAGGTTCTCGACTGTCACTGCATCAGGCACACTGTCTGGATCGAATCTCGACAATATCTTGAAGTAAGCGTTAGACAGCGGACGCTGGTATTTCGTCACCGCCTCGCAGTACTCTATCTTGACACTGTTGAGAATGTCGCTTGTAAAGCCGATACTTCCTTTGCGCAAACGCAGCCATCCCTCTTGACCGAAGATGCTGTAAATCCTGTCCTCGACTGTTTCTTGCGACACAGAGAAGTCTTTGTCGTAGTTGTTCACGTTGAACTTCTCAAACATAGGCTTCTCTTGAGGATAGTCGATGCCGAAGGCTATCAGCTTGCACGCCTTGGTGTCGCCTTGCACGGCTTTTATCTGCTCAACAAAATCATCGGTGGCCGACGAGTCTGGCGTGATTGGATTTCCTTTTTCATCGTATCCTATCTGGGTCTTATTCTTGTAGTACACCACGATACCTGCAGGCAAGAAGTTGTTTCTCACGTTTCTGTTGGTCACGTTCGAGAGTCCCTCGTCTGTCGAGATATCTGTTATACACGAGTCGTAACGTGGTCTCGGATAGGTCATGTAACCAGCTTTGGAGTAATAGAGGATTTGACCTTTGTAGTGGTCAATACCTCCAGCCTTGATTATCTGGTCTGCGACTACAGACGGATCAGGATTGAAAACGTCTATCACGTCAACATTGTTAGCGTTGACAAACACTTTCTTTCCGTTGCGTGTCTTGTTTCCGGTCCAGTCAGGATGCACGATGATGTGAGCTACGTAATCGTTGTCGTCTGGCTCTTCGATACGGCAGTCCTCAAACGGAACGTGCTGGATTTCGCAAGGTCTGCAGTAGATATCGTAATTGACATGAATAGCGAAGCCGTTGAACAGACCGAAGTCGAGAGAACACAGATGGTGTATCTCATCCATGGTCTGCTGACGGTGGTTGACTATCATATCCGAAATCTTCTGACTTGACAGGCCGTTTCCCTCGATGTAGTCCTGGAAACGCTCGAGGCATGTTGAGGCAGTGGACGAAGCATACACGATAGACATGACATTCTGAGGGTAGAGATTGTCTTTGTCGTAAGTCTTAATCTTCAGCCTCGTGTCGTATCCGTCTGTTTTTCTCTGTGATGATTTGGGTGCTTGACTAATATTCATGCCTCAATGTTTTTAAGTTACTCTTTGCTGTCTTCTTTGGATGTATCGCCGTCACCTTCAGCAGCTCCTTTGTTGTCTTCTTTCTGTTCAGGAATGGACTCAAAAAGGTTTTCAGCGTCAGGGTGCATCTTGAGATACTGTTTCGCCACTTTGTCTGTGATGTTGTGGCGTGTGTAGCAGTCGGTGCCAATCCATATCACGACACCGCCTTTCAGCATATACTTGTGTTCTTTCATATTTCTCGATAGTTTAAGTGTTGAGATAATCTCTAACAGAGCGTCTGAGTAGCGATTCTTGCAGGAGCATTCCCTTACATTCTTTCCGAGAATGGCGCTTGATGCCTCTTCTATCAGCCGTCTGTCGTCTTCGGAAAAAGCGGAGTCACCCGCAGACATCGCCTGTGCGACCGGGAGTGACTGTATCCGCTTAATCAATTCGCTATTCATTAGGATGATGCGCTTGGAAGTAATGCCTCAAAAGCTGTCACGGTTGCGGCATAGCTGGTTGAGTAGAAGAATATCTCGCTGCTCAAGCAGTTCTCTTCCTGCAATGTGAACGTCCAGCGGTTACCCTGCAGATAGGCGTCTTTCTCGCCTGTAGCGATACGGAGGCCTGTTTCACTACCGATAACCTCAAAGGCTGCCTGGTTGCTGGTGCCTTTGTCTTTGTTCTCGACAATCAAGAGAAACTCGCCGTTGAGAAGTGCGTCGTAGATGCCCTTTGCGTTGGCTGCTCCAACCTCTGCAGACACAAACTGCGCTGTCTTGGTGAAGGTGTTGCCGTAGTCGCCAATGACAACCGATGCCTTGGTGCCGTTAAACGGTTTACCTTGCTGCTTGACGAGATATCCTGTCTTTCCCGATTTCAGAGTGATGGCTGAAATCACGTTGTCGCTGATTGTGATGCTTTCAATATCAGCCTTGTTGATAAGACAGGCTCTCTTCTCGTATCCAACCGGATGAGCTGCGCAGGTCGGGTTGATGCCTGCTGTCAATAATGCGTCACAATTCATATCGACCTCCCTTTTTTAGTAAGCCACATGAATCATGTTATGGTCGAGAATCATCGCACCGATGGTATCCTTGGCAAGGATGTAGTTCATCTGGTCTTTCTTCTCGAACCAGTAGTCGATGTCTGACAATGAGTCGTTGGATGTTGTACCAACTAACAGGTTGTCCTTTGTGGTGTAGATGCAACGGTATGGCTTATCGTAGGCACTGGTGTTGGTGGTGTTCTGCAACGCTGTGCGGATCATCTTATCCCAGAATGGCAGCACGAGTGTCTTGATGCCGTCGATTTCGCCTGCGAGGATGCCGCCAAACCAGCTCTCCCACTGACCCTCAGAGCCTTTGTTGTTCTTACGCACGTCGTTTTTCCATGCGTTCCACAAGCTCTTTGTGATGAGGAACACTTTGTCGCCAGCTTCCTGAAGCACCATCGGAGCGTCTTCCTGGATTGCTGTGAACAAATCTGATGCAACGCCTGATGTTGTTATAGCCGACTTCTGCAATGCTATAGTGGTCTGTGTGTTGGCAGCAATGGCTGTACGTGAGATTGTGCCACCTGCAACAGCTGTGAAAATGAGTTTCCAGAAACCATTGATGAGCGTGAAGTGGTCTGCATTCATACCCGGTTTCAGTGTGCCGCTGGTGTTGGTCGATGCGTTGTACACTGTAGCATCCTTATCGCCAAAGAATGCGAAGCGGAGCAACATTTCCTCAATAGCTCTCTCGAGCATTGGGAACAGGATGTTGTCGATGTAGAATGTGCCTGTGAGGTCGGCTACGCTTACACCTTTCTTACGAGCTTTCTCCGCCATGGTGCCTGAGAGGTCGGTGTAGCAGATCTTCTCTGGGATTTCCCACTCTTTGATTTCCCAGGTCTGTTCGCTGGTCGCTGCGAGTGAGTTGTCGAATTCCGGATTACAGCCCTGTGATGCCTTACCGAGCATTCCGAAGCCTGTCAAAAGACCGACTTTCTTGCCGTTTTCCTGATTAGGAAGAATGGTAACAATATTGCTGAGCTGTTCGTTTTCAAGCAGGCGCAAGAAGATTAACTCTTTGAGGTCCTGCAAAGCTCCGTTGGGAGCTGTCAAGTTGGAAAAATTAATGTTTGCCATAACTTTTAGTCCTTTTTGTTTTTGTTTTTCATTTCTTCGAGTAATTTTGACACTTCAGAACCTGTCTCGCTGACTGGTTTGTTGTCTTCTTTGCGTGACGGTGCCTTGTAGTTTGATTTGGCCGACTTGAGCCATTTGATACCTCCAGCTGTGGCTACGAGGTTGAGGATTTCTTTCTCGTCTGAAGTCTTCTCGTTTTTCTTAGACTCGGTGATTTTCTTTTCGAGGTCTGCGATTTTGTCTTTAGCTTGCTGCAATTCGGACTTGAGATTTTCCATCTCTTCGTTTTCCTCTTCGCCTCCACCCTCCTCTTCGTCTTTGATTTCGGTGATGACTCCGTTCTCGATTGTGATAGTCTTGCCGTCAGGCATCTTGAAGGTGCCGTCTGGTGACGCTGTGTCGCCAACCTGTGGGTCGCCCTCTTCACGGTCGATAGTGATGGTGCCTCCGTCAGCGGTGTTGAGTGTCATAGACACGAGCTTGTTTGGGTCGTTGACATCTGCCACTTCGGCTTTCAGACCGAATGACTCAGCCAAGGCCATGAACAGCTTCTGAGCCTTTGTAGGCTCTTTCTTTGCTTCCTTTGCCATTTTTTGTGAGTTTAATTTGTTATTACTTGACTTTTGAGCAGTGACGTGCTCGATGATTTCTGTGATGAATCCAAGATTCTTTGCCTCTTCAACAGAGATGTACTTATCCTCTTTCATGAGAGCCTCGAGTACGTCTGCCTTCTGCCCTGTGCGTTCGGTGTAGATGGCCAGCATTCTTTCGGTCTCTGAATGAAGGTCTGTGAACAGCTTTTGGGCTTCGTCCTCTGTCATACAGTCGTTGAAATAGCACTGGATTCTTGGTTTGTGGATGCAGATACGTGCGTCTCTGTACGCCTTACGCTCTGAAGCTGCGAGCAGTATCACTGTGGCCATGGATGAGCATTCTCCCTCCACCTCTGCCTTGATAGTGCAGCCCTCCATCGAGCGCAGTTTGTCGTACATGGCATAACCCTCGATGACATCGCCTCCGTTGCAATGGATTTTCAGGACGATTTCTTTGTCGTCTTCTTTCTTTGCAGCGAGTGCTTCGTCAAGGTTTTTGAATGATACGCCATGGTCGATACCGTACCAGTTCAGATCGATTTGTCTTTCTTCTTCAGATTTGATTGAGCCTTCCAGTTTGATAATCATAGCTTGTAATTTTTAGATTGACGGTTTCATTATGAAAACACGCTGCAAATATACACAATGTTTTCACAATGAAACCAATATTTTGAAAAAAATTTTTACATAGTTGACAGATTTTCAATAGCTTCGACATTATCCTCGACACGGTGTATCTCTTCAACAGATACAACTAGTCTCTTTTCTGTGTTCTCTGCTATCTCGTTCAGTGTGCTTTGGCTGGTGTAGTTATTCACTACATTGCTTGAGTTGAATACACGTGCAGGTGTCGAAACTCCGGCTGCAACATCGTTCATGGCTTGGACCAGTCCAGGGAACATCTTGTTTGCCTTGACCGTGGCAACCGCCTCACCTGGTGTGAGCAATGCAGGTACAACATCGCCATCGCTCTCCTTGGTTCCAGGGTATGTCACATATCCTGTACCTTTTGAGAATTTGGCACTGTTAATAGATGATATAGCCTTTGCCATTGTCGTGATTGTCGATGCTATGGCTGCTTCCACTCTCAAGGCGTAGGTGTACGGATCGCCTGCTGCTGCACTTGCCACAGCTTCAGCTATCGCTATACCCTGCTTGATGGCCACCTCGGCGAGAGCAAGGGTTTTAGACAGCATGAGAGCTTCCTTGTTATCCTCTCCGACTGTCTCCAGGAGATCTGACAGTTGACCTGCAAACTCAGCGGTGGCTGTGGCTTTGGCTTTCTCTATAGCAATCTCTGCATCTGCCATCTGTTTCTTCTTCTTCAGATAGTCTGACTGAGCCTGAAGCATTCTCGCCTTGAATTCCTCATCACTCTCGCCTTCAAGCTGGTGCAGGTTGTCAAGATGCTCTCTCGCCTGTTCAACCTCAAGCTCCATGGCTTCAAGAGTGTTGTCAAAATACTCTCCCGTGCGGAGCTTGGCTTCCTCTATGCGGTTGCTCCATTCGAGCTTTGTCTGTTCCTCAAGGGCAAGACGTTTCTGCTCTTCTAGTGCTATGACATCCTGGGCGTACTTCTGACGGACGAGCTCTTTCTGCTCCTCGGTGTACTCAGTCTTGGACAGCTCAAGCTCAAGTTGCTTATCGAGCATCTGGCGTTTCAACTCATACTCTTGCTCGAGATTGTCTTTCAAGAGGTCGAGCTTCATCTGTATGGTCTTCATTTCCTGCTCGACGTCTTTCTGTCTGCCTTGCAGTGAAATCTTATTGAGTTTGTCCTGATGCTGCTGTTCTATCGCCTCCATCTGGGCTGCATAAGCCTGATACAGCTCCGTCTCCTCTCCGTGGGCGTTCTTTTCTGCGTCTATCTTTGCCTGAAGAGAGGCGCGTTGTTTCTCAAAGCGTGCGTTTTCCAGTGCCGTCTCTTTCTCCACTCCCTCTTCCATGAGCGAGATAAGGGCTTCCTGAGCTTCTTTCGTGGCATTGACAATAGCTTCCTGCTCTTTCTTTACGGCTTCTACTGCTGCCTGTCTCTGCTGGTTCAGCTCACGTTTCTTCTGCATGAGCTTTGTGTCGGCTTCTATCACCCTTGCCTCTGCTTCTGCAAGTTTGTCGTTCATTTCAGCGTCGTTGGCTGTTCGTGCCGCCTCGAGCTGCAGAACACGAAGACTCTCCTCTGCAAGCTGTTTCTCTTTGGCTGCTTTTGCTGTCTCGAGGGCTATCGCTTTGTCGAGATACTTAAGACGTTCCTCCGAGGTGTACTTCTCTTTGTTGGACGCTTTCTCTCTGAGTTCGGCTATCTCCTTATCCATCTTCGCTGACTCTGTGACCCATGCCCTTTTGTCTTTGATGAGCTTGTTTTCAGCTTCAGCAAGAGCCACCGCTGCCGCCTGTGCCGCTTCCTGACCAGCTTTGAAGTTGTCTGCGAAGTGCCAGTCTGCACCGAACCAGTTGCCAATAGCCTGAAGTTTCTCCATAAGCCATGTGATGGCCTTTGTCAATCCCTCTACTGCTCCTTTGACAACCTTTACAATAATGCCTGCAAACGCCTCAAAACCACGTTTGACAGCATCTATAATCGGGTTCAGTGGTGCCAGTGCCTCTTTGAGTGCCATGGTAGCCTCTTCATTGCCTTTGAATGCGCTGATGACTGCCTTTACAACCGCCACTATTGCCGTGAGAAACAGTATGATGGGGTTTGCGTTGAGCATCTTCAGCGATTTGTCAAAGGTGTTCGACTGTACGCCTGCCTCTTTGAGTGCGCCTCCGGCATCTTGGAGGGCTGACTTGTAGTTACCGACGTTGCGCTGGTAGCGTTGGGTTTCTTCCTCTGCTTTTTTAAGCTCGTCTGTAACCTCGTTGATATGCTTCTGAAGCTCTTTGCCTCTGGCACCTTCACGCTCAGCCCTTGACAGGCTGTCGTATTCCTTGGTGGCATTGCTCAGCTCTGCACGCAGGGACTTAAGGCTGCCTACCTGCTCTTTGTCAAGCTTCAGCTGGTTCTGCACCACACGTGACAGTTCGCTGATCTGTCCCGAATACTGTTTTTCCTGTTCCTTGGTGGCTATGAGCTCCTCTCTCTTACGCTGCAGAACTTCAGCGTTGGCTGCTTCATCCTTTGATAGTTCTTTTATCTCGTTCTGAAGTTCCTTCTCGTGGTTTTTGAGGTCCTGATAGCTCTTCGAGAGGTCTGCCATTGTCTTGATTGCGCTGTTGGCGTCAACCTTGATTTCAAGAATTTTCTCTAAATTATCCATGTCTTACAATAATAAAAGTTTAACTTCCGATGTCTTTGTGTTGCTGCTCCAGCGTGCCGACATAATTGCGAAATAACGTCCGTATTTACGCAGATACACAGGCTTGGCGAAGTCAATAGTCTTGAGTTCGTATTCGTTAAGGACTATTCTTTCCGTGATAACCATCGGCTTGCGTATAGCATTCTGATATTCGCTGTAATTGCTGTTCAGTAATGCTGATGCCTCCATCCATGCAGGAAACGACAGCTTGGGGTTAATCCTGCCTTGTGAATCGTCGAATTCAACCTGTAACAACCTGTATTCTAACTCCGAGAACTTCACCTCGTTATCGCCAGTGTAGATGTACTGCTGTATCAGGCATGTCTCGTTGAATCCCGACACCTTGGTGGCCGCAAACGGAAACTCTATAAGTTTCTTCTCTTTTTCTAATGTCTCGTTGTCAACGTATAGATATCCTATGGAGTTGTGTTGCGCCATATCTTTGTCGTCTGGTCTGTAACCAAACGAGTTTTGTCTTGCAAATCCATTCAGTGTGAACCCTGTCTTATATGGTGATGGTTTATCTGTGTTAACAAGTCTGTGACTCCAGTCGTACACTACGCTATCATCAATGTTTTCTTTTAGCTTTGAAAAACTTACCAGTTCCAAATTGTTATTAGTGTTGATGATACAAAACAGTCCGAATATATGGCATACAGCCTTGATAAAGTCTATCTGGCTGATGTCTGGCAAGTTCTCTACAAGGTTGAACACTCCGTTACTTGGGTTGTAGGCGTTTGTTGTGGTTTGATACGTGCAAGTGAATGGGATCGAGGCCGTGGCTCCTGTGTATGATGAGCTCCAGTTTACCAATATTCCTGCATGGTTGAACTGGATCTGTTTGTTATTGACGTAATAATAGAATCTGAACACCAGTGAGCCGATAATCGGACGCGAACCGTCGGCGTTGATTGTTGGGATATCGAAATACACCAGCGGTGAGCCTGTGTTCCTTTGTGCTGATACTTCGCTGTACGTTCCGTTAGAGTTCGGATAATACATAATCATATCTCCTTCCTCATGGTTTGCAAAATAGTCGTAATACGTTGTCGTTCCGTTCAATATGGCTGGCACACCCTGCTCCCATTCCTGCAATCCTGAGACGTAAATTCTCTGATAGGTTCCATGCGCTATCGTGATGTTGCCTTCTCCAGCGTGTAAGAATCCGAACTCGTTCCACGTCGCCGGTGTGGTGTAACGTGTTGGCGAGAAGGCTATATCCGTAAGTCGTGGCGTTACATTATGGTAGAAGTCTGACTCGTTGAATCTGAGCGTGAAATATTGCTCCATGTCCTGAATCCATCCTATCTGCTGCATAGCGCCCGAATAAATGGTTGTATTCTGTGTGGTGTAATTTTTTGTGTTGTTCGATGTCAACAGCAGTCCAATGTCTTCCATTGCATTCAAGACTGTATATGGGACCGATATCGATATGCTGTTCTCTGCCATAATACGCTCCCATATCTCTCTCAGCGACACCCACGGATGGATGTTGCACAACTGAGTGTCTACTACGCCACAATCATAGCTGCCATAGAACATGGAGCGAATTGTGTTGTTATATTTCGACGGAAAATCATTTTGCCATATCGTTACACCTGCGTTGGCGGTCCAGTCGATGTACTCTATCATGCTGCCTCCGCCTATCTTCGTGTTATATGGGTTCAGGTCTCTCAATGACGGTTTGTTCGTGAGCCAATTGTTGAGGTTCTGCATCAGTCCGAACGTGATAACGAGCGAATAGCTGTCTTTGTCACTGTCTGTAATGTAACACAATGCGACCCCTGTCATGTTGAATCCATTGACGTACACGTGGCATTTAATCCTTTTGTATGTAGTTCCGCTCAGGTGTGAGGGTACTTTCGCCAAGTCTAACACCAGGTCATTGTTGACTGTGTGTGGCACACTGATGGTGTATGATGACGAACACGTTATTTTGTCAATATCCGATAATAGGTTTGATCGCCACTCCAGCGAAATTGTCTCGGTATTGTACAAGTCGAGTTTCCTGAACACATGGTTCTTTTCGTCAACCTCTATCTCTATGACTACATTGTTCCTCATAAAGACAATCCTCCTTCCTCTGGTAATGATAACGATATTATCATCTGTTTGTCTGTAAAATTCTTGTTGTGCTTCATTATGGTGACAAATCTTCCATCGTTGACTGTCACTCTTTGCCATCTGGTTGCCTCTTCCAAGTAGTCGCCGATCGCTCTTGTTTCTTCTTCGATATCCGTCTCGATGTCGTTTTCGTTTGTCTCGTTGTTTCTTGGAGTGGTGCTGATGCTATACGATACGAGCATGTCAACATACGGCGAAGTAATGATACTCTTCACCACCTCGTACTCGTCATTGTTTAACATGTCCGTAAACACTGTGAGTATATCTGCTTTCTTGAAGTCAGCAGGTGCTTCTGTATCAATTACTCCATAACTATTGTAACCGTCGTCGATGTAGGCTCTTTTAAACATTTCCTTGGATGTCTGTTGTGTAAGGTCATGTTTTCTGAATAGCCAATAGAATATCTCCCCATGCTTGCCTATCCAGCGCAGGTAGCATTTCTTGTCGAGGTCGAAGCCCTGCCTGTCGACTATCAAGTCAAGTGTGCTTACAACTGAGGTAAATGAGCCTTCATTGGTCGCCATGTCTATCTGTGCCGTAATCGTCTTTCCTGCCGAACTTGACAGCGATGATCCAAACAGACGTTTGGCATTCAGTCTCACCCTTGCCTTTGTCATGCTGGTTGTAACGTGTGGAAAAGCCTCAGTCTCTGGTGTCTCTCCAAGGTCTCCGATACTCCAGTTTCCATTGATGTTTTCAAAATCAAACGTGAATGGATAGTTTACAAACCATCTTAGGCGTCGTCTCCCAATCCACCATTTGTCGGTGGTGTCATTGGCTCCAGTGAGGAGTTCCAGCCAAAACGCCACTATTTGTGTTCCGCCATCATAGAAGCCACAAGTGAACCTTTTGCCATTCTCCAGTTGTGAGTCAATGTTCTGGTCAATGTTAAGCTCATTCTTAACGTCTCCCTTGGTGATCTGAAGCATCCTTGCTGCATCGTAAGTTGCTGTACCCTGCGAGTCAGTATCCCTGAGTTCGTTGAGGGCCGTGTTGGATGTTGTCGCTATCAACTGTATTCGTTTGTTCACCTGTTCCACATCGATGTTGTCCGTAATGGTAATTTCAAAAAAGATGTGCTTTGAATGGACGAATACCGTCATGTCTGGTACCATTGCCTTGTATTTGTACGTTGCGCCGTTCTTTGTGTACGTGCCTGTCAATGTTCTCATATCTTTGTGCTGTTTAAGGTTATCATTTCTGTTATCTGCATATCGTATATTGCTACCAGTGCGTTGCTGATGCTGTTCAACGAGTCTGGTATCACATTGGAGAAAATATCGCTTCTGCCTCCCTGTCTGTGCAGGACCGTGCCCTCGTGAATTATCTTATAGGCTACAGCCCATGCGTTGAGGTTGAGACCTTTTGCCTGTATCCAGTCGGCTATGATGTCATGGAAGAAACGTGGCACACGTTGCGGGGTGTTTTTCCATGGACTGTTACCTGTCTCGAGGTTTCCGAAGTATGGTCTGCCATAAAGCGTGGCGATGTACTCCGTGCCAAGTTCCTCGACAACAACCTGCATACTCTCCATGGTCTTGCCGCTTGCCACCTGACCAGCTCTGACGTGGTTCTCGATGATACGCTGCTTCAGGCTGTTAAGCTCCTGTTCAAGTGTCTCTCTTACGTTCATGGCTATTCAATACATTCTCCCGGTGTCTCTTTCAGTGGAAACTCCACCGCCAAGCAGGCGCAAAAAGCGTCGAAGCGTAACGGTATGGCCGTGTAGTCGTACTGCTCAATCTGCTCGAAGTGTCCGCTTGCGTTGAGCGTGTCTATAATGTTGTTCAGGTGTTTCTTCTGTGCCTCGTTGATGGCTGACACATTGTCCGCCTCTATTTCTGCATTGCCGTTGAATGGCACTATATCGGCAAACAGAAGCTGGATGCGTGAGCGTTCGTGTCTGATGCCTTGGGTGATGTCGAAGCCTCCGCCTAACGAGACGTAGTTTACCACAAATGGCTTTCTCTCCTTGGTGAGCTGTGGCAACATGGTGTTGAGCGCATGACCGTCGATGAGGTGGACGTAGCGATATCTCTCTTTCTCGATGAGTTCCTTGAGTGTTTTTTCTATGTTCATGGCTATCTCTTGTTTATGATGTCCCTGTATCGTTTCTCGTAATTCTGAGCCTTACTGTCGTTGATGGCGCACTGCCATATTCTGATCCAGCGTATCTTCATGACCTCGTTGTGGTCTGTGATACCCATTCTTCTGGCATACCAGTCGATGGTTCCGAAGATGCCGAAGTTGAGGTCTTTGACACCAGCCTGCAATTCCTCGTTGCTGTAGTTTATCTCAAGCTGCTTGAACAGGTCTGCGATACGTTTCAGCTCTGCCGTGACGAAATGGATGTATCCGACGACACGCTCGTATGGCTCGGCCATGATTTCCCTTTCAGACAATCCTGTTATCACCTGGATTATCTTTACCGTGTCCTCTGTGTTGATAATCTCCGCCAGCTGTCCCATGGTGAGGCTGTTGAGCGATGGCTGCGTGAAGCGTCCGCAGAGTTTCTCCGGGCGTTTCAGCTGCTCAAGCTCTTTGTCTGTTGGTGACTTGATGAGGTTGAATGACTTCAGGAACAGATATTCCCGAAACGACGTTCTTTTCTTCTTTCTTTTCATGTTACTGTGTATCTGGTAATTGTGACAATGTTGATTTTCCGCTTGACGGCTTGATGTAGCCCATCAGAGGCGTGTATATGCCGTATCTTATGGCATCCATGATGTGGTTAAAAGCATCGACTGGCTCGTTCACAAACTTGCCGTCTTTATTCTGCTTCCATACGTAGTTTCTCGACTCTTTTGCAAGGTTCGAGCTTCTCTCGGTGTAGTAAATCTTAAATCCCTGAATGAACTGTATCTGAGACAGCATATCGTTCTTATATGCAGGCTTGACGTTGAAGCGGTATATCCTCTGAAGCTCTTCTATCGACTTAGGCTCTGCCGCATCCGCAAAGATTTCCGTGTCGTGCGATATGCCGTACATATTCATTCTTTCAGCCAAATCCCGGTTGAGCAAACCTGTTTCGTATATCAGCTCGTCAAGGTATATCTCACGTGTGGCCATGTTGATGTAGATATCAACCAGCGTTGCAGGGTCATTGGTGAAACCGAAGTCCATGCCGTACGTGTGCATCATCCTGTATCTGTTTTCCGGCAGTTCCTTGATAGGTGTCATGTTGGTGTACACAGCACCTTTGATGGCTGCCTGAAGTCCCAGTCCGTACACCGTCCAGAGACTCTCGTTCTCGTCACGCAGACTCTCAATCTCGTTGATGATCTTCTGCTCGAGAAACGGATTGTCTTTGTAGGTGGTGATGAAGTGATACGTTCTCGGGTCTTTGTTGAGGTTCACTATCCAGTGGTCATCATCGAATGAGGGGTTGTAGTCCAAAATCGTGAACATCGAGGTTCTGAGCTGAAGCTGCTTGAGCACCAGGTATGGTATCTCGTTAGCCTCGTTCAAAAACATGATGTCACGTTTCCAACCCCTCACCTTCTGCTCGTTTTCAGTTCCAAAGAACTCAATTCGACTCTTATTCGGAAACTTGTAAATCAAATCCGACTTGCTCCAGTATCGGTCTCTCCACAGTCCCATCTTTTCCATGATCTCGTAGAAGTCATTCAGGACCGAACCTCTTAAGGCTGGGAGTGTCTGACGTATGACTGACAGACGAAGGACTGGATGCTGCATCAGATAGTTGATGAGATATATCATGATATTGTACGTCTTCGAGCTTCTCGAAGAGCCTTGACACGAAATGTTGGTGTATCCGCGTGACACTGCACCGGATATACTGCTGAACACTTTCGTTGTCTGTACCTTTCTCATTCCTTATCCACTTTGTCTGTGCTGTCGATAATCTCTATCTGATAGTTTCCGAACAGATCCTCTCCATCCTCGCCAGTAAGCTCCTGACGCTCGACGTAGCCACGGTTCTTTCCCTTGGTCTTCAGGTGGAAAATTATTGCCGTGATGTTTCCTGTGTTTATCTGCTCGATGAGCTTGCTTTCTGTGAAGTCTATGAGAGCCTCTTCGACCTCCGTCATGGCCTCATCCAGTTTCTTGCTCTTGCGTCTCCATGCGTAGAGCGTGTTACGGCTGATGTCTAACGCTGTGCAGGTGGCGGAGATATTCGCTCCTTTCTTGGAGTACACCTCAACTATGTCTTTCGTGCTCGGACGTCTCTTGATTGGTGCTGCCATTTTTTTGTGTTCAATTTGTTAAACTTCAATCTCTACTCACCCATTTCCTCAAATGTTCATAACCTTTTGACAGTGAGCCGTTTACAATCATTGTTGCTTTGTTGACGATTGGTCTTACGTCTGTCATCAGTTCTCCTTCGACTATTCTGGAGAATAACATTGAGCTGAAATCGATGCTTGCTTCTGTTGCGAGAACGCCTGGAAGTGTGTCAACTGCGGTGACTGATATGCTGTCTTTTTCCGAGAACAGGGGTATCTCTTCGAGGGTCTTACGGCTGATGTCGAAAAACGGATCGTCGTGCGAGCAGTGCTTTGTCGTCGTCTCGATGCTGCCTCTGATGTCGGCCGTGATGTCTCCGATGACTCTGATACGGTTATAGTCCGACGAGGCAATCTCATTTGTGAATATGGCTGGCGCCTTGCCATCCCAGTGGTGGCCAGAGATAAGGATGTCGGCAAACATCGAGTAGTCTTTGAAATATGCGAGGTAGTTTTCCGGGCTGCGGCGGAACTCCTCTCTGTCGAATGTGCCGTATTCCTTGTAGTACATGTCTTTCGAGTGCGCCACAGTGTATGATGCTATACAGCTCTTGAAGAAATCGCCCTTGTTGACCCGGACAAACCCGATGCTGTCGAGAACATGGCAAATTCCCTCCGATACTTTCCCGCTACCAGTGACGACAATCTTTACATGACGCTCCTTGAGTATGTCTGAGACTTGGATTAACTCTTTTAGCAGCGTCTTCTTAAAATGATGTGTTTGTGATTGCGGTATGTCGTAAAGGCTGTATTTGAGGCCGTAAAGCCTCAGTGTGTTGTATGTCCCGACCACTCCTGCATAGAAGCCGAAGATGCCAGACTTCGACCCGAGAGCGTCAAGCATTTCCTCATAGTCTGTGAATGTGATGCCTTTCTCGAGCATGGCTCTCAGCATGGGTTTCTCGTATGGCCTGTCCTCCCTGATGTGGCCAAAGAAGAAATAATGTTTGTTCTGTATGAACGCCTCTGGCTTGACCTCCTTGATGCCGAAGAGATAGTCACACTGTGACAGGTCTTCGCTGATGACAGCCCCCGCAGACCTGTACTGCTCATCTATAAACACACGGTCGCTGCTGGGTTGCACAATGAAGTCAATCCCGAGGACGTCATGCATTCTCTTGACATCTGCGGGACTGAATGCGGCTCTTGCGTCCGCTGGGACTCTCGTCTCCCTGATAATTCCAATCTTCATAATCCTAAGTATTTAATTCGTTAATATGCCTGTTTGCCACCTCCAGTATCTTGGAGAACAGCACGTTGGGCGATTTGATTCCTGTCTTCTTCTTGAGTTCCGACATGAGCGTGAGAAACTGTTCCTCGTTGTCTCTGCCGTCAGCGAGGAGCACAACATCGTTCCTGGTCCTCTGCTCGTCAACAATGCCGAGGAGGTCTTTGAGGTTTTCCATGCCGCTGCGGTACAACACCAGGCACACGCTGTAATGCTCCGACTCCATGGTGAATGACGATCCGTCAACGTGCACCGCCTGTATCTCATCGATATTGATGTAGGCGAACTTCTTGAACTCGACAGACTGTATCTCGTCAAACAGCCTTTTCAGGATGCCTTTGTTGTCCTCTCCGTGGATGGAGTTGTGCGATATCTGAAGCGCCACCATCTCATCATTTGTCATGTCACGCTCATCAGCGTAGATGACAGGAACTGTCTTATATCTCAACTCCTTACAGGCTCTCAGACGGTGGTTGCCAGAGAATGCTATGTATCTGCCTGTCTCCATCTTGACACACGACACGACACTGCTCAAGCCTCCACTCTTCTTGATGTTCTCTTTGAGCTGTGAGTATGCCTCTGCGCTCATTTCGTTGGCGTTGACCTCTATCTCGTCGATGAGGCTGATGTCAACCTCAGCAAGTTTCCATTTGTTCATTTCTTTGCCCTTTCTAATATTTGTTTATACTGATTGATAATCTGTTCCATGGTCCCGGAGGTGCCGAAGTCCGACTCGTAAATCAGATGTCCCTGCTCTTGGCCGACTTTCTTGAACAAGCCTCTGTATTTCATCGACACAGGGGCTTGGGTATAAACCTTGGTGTACATATTCCTTGCAATCATCCTCAGTTTCCTTGACATGGAGCGTTTCACATATTCGCTCTGGACGCAGAGCAGGATGAGCTTCGCTATTCTCGGCACGTTGTTATTGGTTGAGAAATCAGACAGCAGCCACATATCGTAGCTGGTGTTTTTCGGATAGTCGAAACCGAAACCTCCGAGGGTGTATTTGTCGTACATAACAATATAGCCGTATCTGCACGCCATCGTCTTATACACTTTCTTGATGTAGGCTTTCTGTGTCTGGTGCAGCACTGTGCTTGTGACGGTGACAATCTTCAGTTTGTCTGCGTCGTCGATGCAGAGGTCGTCTGGTGGCTCGAGGAACGTCACCATTTCATCAGCTTTGGACTGGTGATTGATTTTGGCGTTGCGCTTGCCTGAGCAATAGTATATCAGCTTGCCTATCGATGCCACCTTGTTCATGTCGTGATAGGCGAACTCTGAAACAAGATGCAGCGTGGTGTTGTCCGGCAGCTGTGTGGCCTTGAGATAGTGCGTAGTCTTCCTCTCAAACGTGCCGTCGTAATCGCTCAGCTTCTTGAGGTTCCATACCACCGTGCAGTGTTT